TTAGGAATCCGCCGCTCTGTCCAACTGAGCTACCGGGGTATTTATTAATATATTACACTCCCGCCTAGATATATCCCTGTTTTCCTAGCGATATCCGACATTGTAATATCTTGGTGTAATTTTCGCTTTACGCAGTAATCTGCATATGTTACATATTAATCTATCACGGCCCGAAACCGTCACCAAAAAGTTGACAGTTTGGTTGACACTCTCTGTTGACTCGCCCTTCATAAGGGTGTAGTTAAAGCATAAACCAAGCTCAGAAAGGAAGCCGGAAATGGCCCAGAAGAAGCAGCTCCTTACCAAGCTCTACGCCCGGAACAGCATCTATCAACTCGCATGGAAACCTTTCGGCGGAGAATGGGAATACCGAAGCTTGGGGACTCGAGACCCAGAAAAAGCCAAGCGCGAACGACAAAAGCTCATCGACAACTATGTCCCCGACCGCCGCGACGAAATCGCGATCCTCAAAGCCAAGCTCGCCCGTCTCGAAGGAGAGCAGCTGCGCGAAGAGGCCCAAGCCGCCCTGCATATTGATAACGTCTGGAAGGCGTTCATGGAATCGACAGACACGGAGCCCATTCAGCACGCCACCCTTCAAGGGTATGCCAGCTATTGGAAAGGGAAAACCGGCCTCAAGCCCTTCATGGAGCGCAGGGGTATCGCAACGCTTGCGGATTTTGGGTCCGAAGACGCCGGCGAGTTCATCAAGTACCTTGCTGCCGAAGGCATCGGGAAGGCTACGGCAACCAAGTACCTGACGTTCTTCCGCCGCCTGTGGGACACGATAGCCCCCCGCATCGAGAATCCCTGGAAGCGCAAGAAAGCACAGGGCTTCGGCGGGAAGGTCGGCAAGAGACCATTCACTCTCGACCATCAGAGCCAGATCATCCACGATACGGGCCGCTACTTCGAGCATGCGGACTACATGCCGCCGCAAGAGCGGGAGCAAGCGTCCATCGAATACAAGGCGCTGCACATCATCATGGCCTATACCGGGCTTCGCTTGGTCGATGCCTGCATGTTGACGCTTGAAGAGGTTTTCTTCGGGCGTGGCGTTATCGAACTCGCTCCCCAAAAGACCCGCTTCCGGGGCGACGACCCCATGTATGCGAAGATCGGAATCCATCCCGTCCTCGGCGTGGTGCTGCGAACGCTCATGTTGGGGAGGACATCGGGATACTTCCTATGTCACATCGCATCAGAGTACCAGCGGGATAAGTCTGCGGTCAGCAAACATATCCAGCAGCAGATCCACACGGCAACGGAACTGGCGTGCTGCGTCAGGGCTCCGGGCCGCAAGAGGGCCATTGCGGTCTACGGTGCGCATTCGCATCGCAAGGCGCTTTCCGACCGCATGCGCGAAGCCGGGATTGACATCATGGTCCGCTTGCAGATCTTGGGCCACAAGGACAGCCGCTCGGAAGCGCAGGACTATTCCCACGTCAGCGATCAGGAAGTCAGGGACGCCATCATGAAGTCCATGCCGGATCTTCTAAGAAACCATTCGGCTTCATCAATTTCACAAATTTAAATGTTGACATTTGTACACATGTTGTGGGAGATTCGTGAAGTTCTCGGCAAAGAACTAAGCGGAATCGCCCGCACAAAACCAATGTTGGTCTGTGCCTGCTTTACCCTTCGGGGTAGCATCCTTCCGTGATGTTCTTTGCCGAGAGTGGGCGCAGGCCTCTTTTTGTATCCGGTAGGCAAATCAGGTGGTCAAAAACGAGAGGTCAACGCCGTCAATGAGTCGGGCATGTATTGCCTGATATTCAAGAGTCGGAAGCCAGAGGCCAAGGCGTTCAAGCGGTGGGTCACGCATGAAGTCCTGCCTGCGATCCGCAAGACGGGGTCTTACGGCCAGTTGCCGATCTCGATCCCCGGCAACGATACCCGAGACTACTGGGCAACGGGACGCATCGCATCCATGCTCGGCATCCAGTACCACACATTAGCCGGATGGCTGGAGACTCACGGGATGCTTCGGCGGGAAGGGTATTGCTACATGCCTACGGACAAGGCGGCAACGAAATATTCGGGAGCCTTCGTGCTATTGCAGAACATCTACGTAAAGTGGACGCCACAGATGGCGCAACTCATCATGCAACGCTACCGCGAATTCTCCCAACGGGAACCCAAGTTGCTGGAAGGGGGTGCGGGGTGAGCAAAGAGATCAGAACCTATGCTGAATTAAAGCGAGCGAGGGAAATGATGTCGCATATCTACATGCTGGTTAAGGCGGTTCCCATATCCTTGGGCAAGGAAGAAAACCTATGCAGGGCCAAAGTGTTCCGCCCACTGTGCATCGACTGCGAAATATTTAGCGAGTGCGGCGTATCGCTGCCACCCCATAAAGATTAATTCCCCACCCACCGAACGCCCCCGTCACTCGGCGGGGGCCTCTCCTTTATTCTCGAACAGCCAAGCGAATAGAGATGCATGTTCGCCGGGTTCTAGAATTTTTCCAGTGAAGCGGTTCACGCGAACAGCCTCGTCTTTGTAATAGCCACTCCAAGGCTCCGATAGACTGGGGCGTCCATGCCTGACGGCTGTGCGTTTGACAACAACCTCATATGGTCTGTAGGCCACCCCCAGCAACAGCCCAACCAACAGCGCAATGGCCGCAACAATAAACGTTTTCATTATCCCCCACCTCTCGATTGAAATCGGGAGCGTAACCGGACTTTCGGCAGTCGGCAAGGATAAGGCTCAAAAAGAACTGTCTCCTTGAAGATCTTGGCCGCGACGGGCGATTGGCACAAAAAGAGCTTTATTGACCCGCGAAGTGTAAGGGTGTATTGGAGGGAGTCATCAAATTAGAGAGGTCGCAATGAAGATCATACTTGCAGGATTGATTCTATTGTCGGCATTTACCGTAAATGCCGCGACCAACGCCGCCCCGACCGTTGGCTCCACCTACGAGGAAGTCATCCGATCCTTGGGCGAGCCCAACATCAACGCGGCAAGCGGGGGGAACCGCATAATGATGTACGACCTCGCGGAGTTCTCCCTGCAAAGCAACGTCGTTGTTACGGCGTATTACTACACCCGTGAAGAACTCGCCCGGAAACTGATTGCCAAGGTCGAGAGCGCCCGCATTGCGAAGCAACAAAGAAACTCCGGCCAACCGAGCGCACTGGAAAGACAGCTTGAATACGAGCGCCGGTCGGCACTCGAACACAGGCGGAGGTTTGCGAAGGAACAGGCCGAACGGGACGAACGCCTGCGCTACGAGCTTCGGGTTCAAGAGGTCGGCAAGCAACAGGCCAACGAAGAGCGCCGCGTAAGGAACCTCGCCAAGAAATTCGTGCAGGGCGGCATGAGGCAGGGAGAGGCCGAGGCAAAGGCGCTGGAGATCGTTCGCCTCGAAGAACTCGAACGCAGGGTCGAAGCTGCGGAGTCCGCTGCCTTGAGCGCCAAACTGGCTGCCGACGAGGCCATGCTTGATAGTTTTAACGATTAACCCTACGGGAACGCGGGGGCGCGTCGCTTGGGCGCGGAGGGTCTGCGCCGAGAGCGGGAAGAACTTCCGCGCTGCAAGGCCGTCTTCCTGGGATCGGGCCTGTACTTCCTCAAATTATCCACCTTGCCGTAGCGGACGGCCTTGGCTTCGTCGGCACTGACATCCATCCCGTCCTTTAAGATGGCCTCAATCTCGTGGTCTTTCAGGATCCCGCCGAATGCGGTCTGGGCGTTTTTGAACACGCCCTCGGCCTTCTTGAGGTATTCATACCGCTTGGCCTGTCCAAGGCCGGCGCTCTTGTCCAGGTAGGCCGTAGAGTCGCCCAGGTTGCGCAATGCCTTCTCTCGCATCGAAACCATGCCCTTGCTGGCCCTGAGCGCGTCACGCAAGCCAACAACCTTGTTCCTGACAAGTATGGAGGCTTCGTTCTTGTCGATGCCGTAGGTGCGTGTTGGGTTGGCAAGACTGGTCCAGACCTCGCGAACCGAACGATAAGGAGTATAGGTTCCCGCCCTCGGTTCAACATCCCCCGATTGTTTCCGGCCAATGGCTCTTGTTTGCGTGACCTTCGGGCCAAACTGGCCGCCGAGTACATCCAGGCCCAGATTGATGGTGGCCTCCCTTATGATTTCGCTCTTGCGCGGATGTTCTCCGACAAGCACGTCCTGTATGCCCGTGCTCTTGTAGTCGCCGCCGAGGGAATCGCCGGTAAACCATTTATAAAGGGCGGAGGGATACATGCCCGGACGGAGGGGGTTGATCTTGTCCCGCCACACTTGCTTCAAAACATTGGCGGGAGCCTCGATATCGCTTTCCTCGGCTTGCAGGGCACCGTATATCATGTCTTCAAGAGGGAAGGCGCTGTTGCCGCCAAGAGCCGTGTAGAAGACCGCCCTGCCGCCGTCCTTCTTGGTTTCCTCCCACACTATCAAGGGCGCGTCCTGATACCAATCCGGCATGAATTCGCGCAAGGCCGTCTGCCTGCCCCCGTCCTCCAGCAGTTCAACCTTGTCGATTTCGTCGTCATCGTCCCTGATGGCCTGCTGAATGGCAACCCAAGCCCCTTTTAGGCCGGTCGATATCAGGGCTATCTTGCCCGTCCGTCGCAGGGTGTCGATGGATGCGGAGGTCGTCAGGCCGACCATCGGAACGAAATCCCCCTTCTTGGCACTGTCCATCGCATGCCTGACCTGATTCGCCCTTATGCGGATCGAATCAACGAAATACCCTACATAGTCGGTAATGCCGGTTCTGGACAGGCCGTGCGTGAATTCGGGAACGCTTTCCGGATTCTGGTAGAACTTGCGGACGTGTTCGACCGCTTGGGCCTCGGTCATGCCCCTATCCAGGGCCGACCAGTACGCCGCTATTTTTGTCGGGAAGTCGATTATGGAGTAAAGCTCCATGGCTCTCTGGAACTTTTGCCCCGCCCAATTGCGGGGATCTGTCGTCAGGAGGTTCAACACCTCTTCGGCCTGCGTGTTCCCGCGAAGGGAGAAGACGCCTTTTTTGACCAGCTCGGAAACCTCGCGCAGAGCTTTCGGCTTCCGGGCGACAAAATCCCCGGCCAGCGCGTGCGCCTTCCTGATGTTTTTGCCGTACCCCTTCCGCAAGGCGTCGCCACTGCCAACGGCGAATCCGACATAGGCTTCCGTATAGTTCCGGCCAATGGTCTTCGGACCAAGGAGCTTCAATCCCCGCATGACACCCATCGGTTTGAACCACAGGTTCGACCTAATCCATCCCGGCTTGGTGCCGCCCGTGACGGCGTCGTGGAGTTCCTTGGTGACATACTTGCCGGCCAGCTTCCCATATTTCATTTTGTCGGCGGGATTTGTGGCCTCGCCCAATGGAACCTCTGTTCCGGCCTCCCTTGAGCGAAAGTCTGTCCAGACCTTTCCCCTCCCGTTCCGTGCCAGCAGATTGAACATTGTCATGTTGGCAATCAGCAGTTCCTGCGACTCGATGGTTTTGGCGGCAGCGAACTGCGGATCGGTAACCTCTTGATAGAGGACGCGGAACGCACCTTCGAGGAAGCGTTTCTTCAAGTTACTGGTGTCGATAGCGCCCCCGCCGGCCTGCTCGCGGTTCAAAAAGTAATCCACGGTGGACTGCGCGGCGTCCAGCAGGGCGTCGGTATTGGGTTCGACCCGCACGTTTCCGTCTTCATCATATGCGATGGACTCAATTACCTGGCTTAGCTTATCGAACTTATTGGCGACGCGCTGAATCTGCTCTCTTCTGGAATCACTCATGCCCTCAAGCATGGTAGCGTCTCGGGTTTGTAAATATCCGACAATGTCGATGGTCGTGCGCCGCTGCTTGCCCCTGGCTTTCGTTGCGGATTCCACGAGGTTCTCAAGGGACTCTTCAATCCCGGCCTGAATCTCCATCACAGCCGCGTCGTAATCCTCCTGCTTTGGAACGAATTCATCACCAAGCAAGTGCTTCAAGTAGAAGCGCGACACGTAGTAGTCGTTTTCCGCCACTTTCGCAACGAGGTCGGCAGGGGCTCCCTGCTCTTCGAGTAATTGGGCCAGACGCTGGCTATTGGCCCTGCGCTGAATATTAAACCCATTTAGAGCCCGCACGGCGATATGATCGCGAGGCAATCCGAATTCGTTGCGGAATTCATCAATGGTTTTTTCTCCATAGACGACATCCTGCATCCATTGGCCGACCTTCTGTTTGTCGTGCTTTTTGATTAGCCGCGCTCTAGCCCTTTGGAAGTCCTGCCTTGTTGCCTGCCCGACAAGTTTGGCGGCCTCACGGGCATGCTTGCGTTCGATTGTAGAGGCGTGGGTGTCGGCATCCATTCCACGTGTGCGCGTAAACTTTCGACGGATCAAACGTCCGGCCTGCCGGACAATGCGGGACGCCCCAGCCCGGTCCGGGACACCGACGTATCCCGCCTTGCGCAGTTGTCGGGACCGCTCTTCAAGGGCGGGGTCCGCTCTTTGCGACTCATCTGTGCGCGGCAATTCGGTTTGCGACTCATCCGCCGCCGTTTGTGAGACACTAACCGTCTCAACCTCTTCGGCCTCCTTATAGCGGCGCAACTGGTCCACTACCGCCTTCTCTTGCTCTGGCGACAAAATGGGGGTACGGTCCGGATGTTCCCTCGATTGCCTTAGATGACCCTTTAGAAATCGCCGGAGATGTTCAATGTGGGCCTCGCGAAATGTCTGATCGCCTTCCATCGCGATATTCCCACCCGTTTCGGAGACGCGGATCGTATGAACATCGCCCTCCTCGGTCGGGAACACTCCGCCGTAGACCGCCCCCACCTCTTCGGCTGCCGTCTGAACCTGCTCTTTACTGGATTTGTTTGTGGTCCGCGTGCCCTCAACGGCATAGACCCCGGACGGTGCGGGAGTCTGCGATGGAGCCGCCGCTTCTTCCTTCTGGGCAGGCCCTTGCTCGCTCCAGAACTTCTTATTGAGCGTCCGGGTCTTGTTGGGGCCGGTGCTGATCGTAACGGTGTTTTCATCTTCCGTGACAAACTCGCCCCTGACAGTGGTCTTCCCATCATCCATAACAAAGGTGCGGACATTCGTTCCTTCAACATCTGAGGATGTAGAAGGCTGAACAGCTCTCGCGGATTTGGGTGGTTTGGCGGAATAGGAGGAAACCGCCTCATCTGGCGTCGGTTTCGCGATGGGCTGTTCAGCCTGTTTAAGCTCTTCGGTTGACCGGGACTTCGCTTCCTTGACCGGCTGCCCCCGATCATCTGAGACGACCTCTTGCTCCAGGGTAACAGGGCGGCCTTCGGGGGTCGTGACTCCGGGCTGGACAACCTTTTCGGTGAGGGGGGACTCTTTTGTCTTAGCGGCGGCCTGTATTTCCTTGTCAGCTTCTGGAGCTTCTATTGTTGGCGATCCTTCAACGGCACCCTTTTCCTTGGCTTGCGATTGAATAGCGCCAGCCTCTACCGGCAACCCGAGGGTCGCCATAAGTAAGCCTACGCCGGCCCCCTGCTTGAACGATTCCCCAAGATTTTCCCCCTCTAGCCCGGCGCGAACCCCCTGTTCACTGGCGATCTGTTCGGCCATCTTCTTTTTCATGTGGTTGGAGATGCCGCCTTGGCCCAGCTCTTCCAGCCCTTCCGATATGCCGCGTGGCAAGATTTTCAAAATCTGCTTGAACGCCCCGGTTTTCTTGAGTGCATCAATAGTGGCGTCCTGCGCCTGCGTTCCTTTCAGACCCTTGAGCCACCCCTTCAACTGGTAGGCATTTGAAGCGTATTCAACCGCGCCGGAAAGCATGCCGTATTTGGCCGCGTATTCGCTCGCGTACTTGTCGGCGGTTTGCTCATCAAGGCCCGCCTTTTTCAGTTGCTCGAAGGTTTCCTTGTAGAACGCCGCGCTTTCGTTGGCGGTCATGGCCGCATAGCCCGTGTACGCCCCCGCCGGACCACCCAATGCAGAAGCCGCCGCTGCCTCAACCATAATAAACGCGTTCTCGGCCAAGCCCAACAACGGGCTTGAGGAAGGGATCTCCTGCCTGAACCTGTTTACGTCCTCTTCCCACTTCTTGGTAGAGCCGGTTACCTTGTCGTAGAACTGCAAGGCTTTTTGCCGCTGCTGAAACGAGCGTTGGGAGGCTTTGTCGGCGTCTGCGCGTAACGCCGTGTCTTCAGGGTAGCGGTCCGCCAATTGCGCCAGAATCTCTGCCTCGGACATTCCGCCCGCAATCTTTGCGTCGCCGAATTGCGACAAGCCCAAGCCGGCACTACCAACGCCTTTCGTCGTTCCGACAACTAAGGCTTTACCTGCGGTTCCAAGCGTCTCCAAAGCTGCGCCCGGAAGCTCTTTCATAACGCCCATCGCCCCGCCCGGAGAAGACGGCTCAAAAGGGGCAGGAGTCGGCTCAAGGCGAGCAGGAGGTGGCCCCAAGATGCCTTCCACCGTCGAAGCCGGATCTTCGGGCAACGGGCCCAGAACATCCTCGATCCGTTTTCGAGGCGGCGGCCCTAGAATGCTGTCAACAGTGGGCATTGCATCTCCCTATTCGTATCCCATTTTCCGAAGCCTCGCCTCGCCTTCTTCACGCGACATCTTTCCGCTCCGCACGGCGGCTGCTATCTGGTCGGTTGTCATATCAGTTACAGCGGGCCCCCCTTGAGACCCCCCGCCCATCAACGCCTCGGTCTCCGCCATGGCCTTGTCCCGCAGTGCGGCGTAGCCCTTCTTGGCGAGATCGTCGGTCTCGGGATCGTTGATCAACTTTTGCCATCCGTAGACCGCGTAGTTAAGCGCATCCAAACGCTTGACTGCGGCGGCCCCTTCCTTCCCCATGGCGTTGAGTTCGGCCATTCTAATATTTCCCCGCCCCCGCTCCCTCACTACTTCCAGATCAGAGGCCCCCTTCATGGCCTGCAAGCGTTCGTTCGCGCTTTCCGCAAGGCGTTGTCTTGTCAGGTCTTCCAGTGTCGATTTGCGCAGTTCCTCGGTCGGCATGCGGCTTGCAAGGGCGGATTCATGCTGGTGCCGCATCTCAGGATTGGTGAGGGTGAACTCACGAATCTCGGCCATGCGCTTGTCAAAAGCGGACGCAGCGGCTGCGGGTTTGCTGGACCCGACATACGCATAGGGTTGGGATTGAGTTTGAAGCGATGCCGTCAACGGGTCCGAGCCAGTCAGGGGCTGGCGGTCGAAGATGTTGCGCCTGCGCTTTTTGTCTATTGTCGATGGCATGATGGCTCTCCCTCTTTTCCAACCCGTTGAACGGGGTGGGACTTATTCCTCTGGTCCATTTGTGAAATCATATTCAACTAGTTCTCTATCCAAACTAGCTTTTCCTATCGACGAATCGGCCTCGAAAGGAGGGAAGTTGGGATTGAAATAGCCGATGCTGCCACCTGTCGTACTGACAAGTGAAAGCTTGCCATCAACTGTCACTCCGAGGCCGGCAAGGATGTCCGCTCCGTCACCGACAATCGCGCCCTCCGCTTTGGCGTAGTATTTTCTTGAAACGATGGGTCCGTCGATGGGGGTCAGGCCCGCGGGAACCCCGCAGGCGTAAATTAAGCAGGCCCAAGAGGGCCCTATATAACCAACAGAGCAGTCAATAGTCCCAATGATGCAGCCATTCATCGTGCGGGTCTCTACTGGAGAACTATCTTTGGCGTTCGAGATTGCCTCTTCTCTCGACATACCCGACCCTATATATTTCCGCCATTGGCCTAAATTTTCGCTCCCGAACACGAATCTGTGGGTCATTACGTTAAAAACCGACACCAGTGAATCAATGATCCACGCACCGATGATGTCGCCTTCCTGGTGGGCGCCGCGTGTCATTACCGGATCGCCAGTCTCTTCGTTCACTTCAAACGATCTCGGCCATCCGTAATCATCGTCATCGACGTAAAGCACGTCTCCTGCGCGTTCACATAGCTGCTTGAATGAAGCGTAAGGACCGACCTCATAATAAAACTTTCCAGCCGGACTCAAATCGGGATCGCACCACGCCAGATAGTATGAATGCGCATAGTTCTGCAACCCGCCCCAGAACGAGGACGCCTGTAGATTGGTCCCTTCCGGCAAAACATCGTTTTCGGTACCGTCGCCATCCTGCCATTCCCAAACACCTTCTCCAGTCTCCTCGTCGGTAATGCGCCAAGCATATTTGCGGTAGTTCCCATGCGTTGCATGACGGCGCTCGGAATAGGCCAGCCGCAGCTCCTCGGCCTTTTCCTGCCAGTTGTCGTCGTTCACTGTAAAAGGCGTGCTCATCATTCTTCCGTTGCCGCCACGCTGCGCACGAAATCCCAGCCGTAGACAGGTGTTCCCTCGTCGTCGTCCAGTCGCTGGTAGACCATGCGTTCCTTCTCTGCGGTGCCCAGGTCTACTTGGGCGACCGCCTCCTCGACAACTTCCCGCTTGATGGACCAGTTGCTTCGTCCCGTTTCCGGGTCAACTTCGATGTCGATATCGTCGGATTGTATGCCGCCGACAAACCCGCTTACGCGGCTCAGTTGCGTGCCGATCATGTTAAGAACGGTGTAGATCTGACGGAGTTCCGCGCCGCGAAGCATTTGCTCGATCAATTTGTCGTCGAGGCCGTGCTCAGACGGGTCGGCCCCTGGTTGTCGCTCGTGCTCTATCGGCGTAAACCGAAAATCAAAACTACCGTCGGTTCCCATATTAGTTCCACCATGCGTGGTTGTTCACAACGCTTCTTTTTTCAAATAGTCCGTTGGAAAGACGCCTGACCTCGCCAACGGACGGTGCCGCCGGCTGGGTCGAAGAATAGGACACCGTGATTACCTGGCCGTCTATTTTCCATTGCTTGGAATAGTAATCCCAGTAACTGGAGACAACGCGGAATTTGTGATCGTAGTAGGCAAAAGTTTCCTTGCCGTTCTCATCGACGCCGCTTATCACTTTTTTCTTCCCGTCCACATAGCTGTAAAACGCTCCGTCGTAGCCGTTTTCCCTAAACTGCTGCGCGTTGCGGTACTCTATATGCGACGGCGGAACGACGATCTCCGAATAATAGATGTCCCAATAACCGTCTTCGCCCGATTTCGACGAGCGCACATTCTCTATCAGCGGCAAGGCCGTGAGCGAGGCGACCTCACTCGCAAGATTGGCTTCTTTAACGTAGAGAATCACCTTGAGACTGGTCTTGAACAGCCCCCCCGAGCCGCCGAGGGTCAATCCCATCCCCGTGGTTTTCAGCGTCCGGATCCGGACATAGACATCGAACACGTCGTCCCATCTCGTTTTCCTGAGATCGCTTGAAACGAGCACGGCTGAGCCAAGCGCGGTGTTTATGAGTGCGGAAACGCCTGATGCCGCGACATTGGGGTAAAGGGTCTCCAGCTCGATATAATAGGCCGTCTCTTTTCTTCCCGACGGGATGCTGTCTCCGCCGGTGTTTACTGCAACAAGCGTGATATAGACATCGAACACGCCCTCCAAGTCCGTTTTTTGCGCATCGACATCCACCACCGCGTAGCTGCCAAGTGCAGCCAACGACGCGACCAGGCTGTCAACATGGGCCTCGGGTATGCGCTCGTAAAGCCGCCGGGTCTCCGTCGTCCGATCCGTTTTGCGCGAGCCCACCAATACGTAGGTGTGCGCTTCGTTGAGAATGTGCAGGGTCTGGTAGATCGTCCAAGTGCCCTTGTCGTCTTTCTCGGTCCAGACCTTGCCGCCTCTGTACGTGCCACCTCGTATTTTGTTATCCGCCTGCGGATCCACGACCGTGCCGTAGACTCCGGTACTGGGATACACTTCTTCCGCCGCAACGCTTCCGCTTGTCGTGTAGTAAGGTCCCGTGTCGTCGGTTTGGAACCAGTCCTCCATAATGCGGCCATCGACCAGATTAACATAGATTTTACCCGCCGCCGTCCAAACGGCTTCATCTATGTCTACGGGGGCATCGACTTGCGAGTTTGAAGCGTAAAGGACTTCATCCCACTCATTACTAATCTGCCAGTAGTAATCGCCTCCGTCTTCGACTACCTTTAGAATGAAATCGTTGTTTGGCGTCTTCCGAACGGGATAACCCGCACTCGTTTCATGCACATCGAAATATTCGCCGCTCACATCATACGGCGAAGGCGATCCGGATACCTCCACCACTTCCTTGTTGTCGCTCGAAAGTACTGTTTTCAAGAATTCGCGGCAGTTGTCTTGGACCGTTTCCGGAATCCCCTCCCAATATCGAACCAACACGCCGTTTAAAGCCGAAACAACCTCGTCTTCAACGCGAGCCAATTTGGCTTTTTCTTCGGCTAATATTTCGCGGCACGCCGCCTCTTCTTGAAGGGTCATTGACATTGTATCTACGGCCTCCGCAACCCCTGAACTCCATATTGCCCATTGAGCTCCAAGTCGTATATGCGTGAAATTTCGTTAGAACCAAGGGAGCGATTGTAGAGATAGACGTTATCCACGCTTGCGGGGTCGAGCTCCCCACCATCATAGGCACCGATGTAAACCAACCCGGTGTAATCAAAGTCCGAAGACACGTTGGTTGTGTAGATCCGGGACCCGTTATAATAAGCGAAGATATCTGCGCCATCCATAACAAGGCCGACGTGCATCCAGTTGGTTTGCGCCGACTCCGCCACTGAATGGGCGTGCTCTGCCGTTACTTGAGCAGCGCCATCCCAGGTGTCTACCGTATAGGTCAACTCCTCGGTGCTGGTATCGAGATATAGAACGACTTCATCTTCACTGTCGATAAGTCGGAAAAACCATACTCCGCCGCCTGCTCCGGTAAGATTGTTCGCCTTAAACCACGTTGAGATGCTCCAGTTTGTAAGCGTGCTAACCGATGGAGAGGTAATGCCGGCGTAATTGCCGTTCGAGTAGGTCAGATAGTTGCCCCGCACGTCATTGAAGCCGATATAGGCCGCACCGTTGTTGGTTGAGACGTGCCCGCCCCACCAGTCATTGGTCATATATCCGTCAAACGGGAACGCAATTATTAGTTCAGATGGATTAACGGGATAATATACGGACCCTCCGCCGCCACCTCCTGATTGGGCCGCCCAAGATATCCCTCCCGCCCCATCAGCCGTTGGAACATGCCCGGATGTCGCCGACCCAGAAACAAGGTTGGTAACGTCGCTCGCCGCGACAACTGCCTGTGAAATATTGGTTACGGCCTGCGCGGACAGCATTTCGTTTGTGGCTCCCGCTATCGCAGTCTCATATGCAGTCGTTAGGCCGTTGGAAACAGTTGTATCCGAAGCCGTGTACGCAGTTGTTATCCCATTCGAGGCGGAAGTGTCTGCCGAAGTGAATTCAAGAACCAAGCCGTTCGAGACAGCGGTGTCGGCCAGCGTATAGGCTGTTGTTACGCCGTTCGAGACGGCGGTGTCTGCCGAAGTGAACTCAAGAACCAAGCCGTTCGAGACGGCGGTGTCGGCCAGCGTGTAGGCCGTTGTCATGCCGTTCGAGACGGAAGTGTCGGCCAGCGTGTAGGCGATTGTGTAGGCCACTGCCAAGGTGTTACTCAAGACGGCGTCGGCAACTACGAAAGCGTTGCTGGTGGAAGAGTTGTTGGCCGCATTCGCTACGGTGTTCCAAGTATTCGTGTTGGTCTGTAGCGTATTTTCATTGATGTTCGTGCGGTAATACCCCCATGGAGCCCCATTTGTGATGGTTACCAAATCAGCGAACGCCAAAACGGGAAGCAGGGCCAGGCAGCCCGCCAGTAATCCAATTCTATTTGTTTTCATGGTTCTCCTTGCTTACTGTGAATACGCATCGGCGGTATCGGTGGGCTTGTGTCGATGCGCGGCGCAAACCGCCTTCATGGCATGTTCAAAATCGTAGGGTGTGATGAGGTCGGGAATGCTTTTGCCAACCAACTTGCAGACATCGACCTCGGGATCGAAAATGATTGTGGCGGACTCGCTACACGGCGGGGCGTTTGGAGTCGGCTTCATTGGCAGGAACGGCAAGTACTTTCTTATCCCCATTCTCGGAAGTTGCTTGATTGGATAGACCCACACGAAAAGCATGTCTTCACAACGCGAGTGTTTGCGGCGTGCCGCCTCGCCGCTGATCAAGTAGGCCGGAATATCGTACATCGTGAATCGCCGCTTCTTCGGTTTTCGCGCCACCCACGCCTCCACCTTTTCCACGGGAATCGGTCCCAGCCAGCACTTGCCCTCGCGAGATTCGTAGATTTCGCGATGGCCATCGGCATAGATGAAGCCCACGCTTGAATGCGTACTCACGTCCATGGGTTTGAACCAGCGCCAAAACCACGTCGTAAAAACCATGATTACAGCGGCAACGAAACCTTCGGCGCGATGGCAGCCCCCGAACATTCCAATGATGGGTCCGTGGTGGTTCACGCCAGCAGCCTCCCCGCGACATAGCAAAGCAAGGCCCCGATGCCCGACAGAATGTACGCAGTCGGCGGGGACGAACAGAAGTGCGAACCCAGCACGCACGCCGCTCCCACAAACGCAAGGACTATGGATTCAAAAAGCACGGCACTACTCCCCTTGCCTGTAGACCGCCAGCGCATCCCTCACGCCCCGGAAAAACTCGTTCAAGACCTCTGGTTTTGGCAGGTCGGGATTGGCCCCGATCTGGTTGGTTATACGGGCAAGTACGGCCTTGTAGATGTTGAAGATCGCCTGCCGGGCTTCGGGTGTGGAGTCTGCGTATAGGCGGTCGATTTCGGCCCGCACGACTTCGTCCGGCAGGCCCTCGGTGCCCAATCCGATCTCTGCTGCGGCATAGACCTGGTCTATAACGAACCCCACCTCTTCGGGTTGAAAGGGTTCGGTTATGGTGTCGAGGAGCACGAAGTCGTATCCCGCTTGGTACGGTGCACCCAGCCCGTCGTTGCCGTGGAACAAAGCGCAGCCAGCCGACAACAGCATGACCGCAGTGATTGTGATGTGTGCGATTGTCTTCATCGTTCCTCCCTTATCGTCTGTTTTCCCTAACAACTGTCATCACGTCTTTGCGCAGCCCCACTATCTGGTCGCGCATATCGCGCATCACCGCGTTTATGGCGTCGGTTTTTGCAGACAAAACCCTCACGTCGCCTTCGACTACAGGAACGCGTTTCGCGAGGTCCGCAACGGTGCGGTGATCCGACGCAACGGTGTTTTTGGTCACCCCCACCGCAATAAACGCCGTGCCGGCGCAACCCAGGGCCAGAATCACCGAACAGACCACGGCCACAATGCTTCCGCTCCGATTTCCCGTCTCCGTTTTCCGCTTCATAAGTGCTCCAATGTTTTGATGGCTAGGGAAGCGGCGATGTATAATCCGCCGTTGTTATCAGTTCCTTGTATTCCTCAGCCGTCAGCCACGACGACAGGGGAACGCCGAGGTCGGTCAGGACCGACTCCCAAAGGGCCAAGTCTTCCTCCGTCACGGGCTTGTCCCTCGACTGGTTCTTCTCGGAGGCGGCAAGCAAGGCGGCACACTTTGTTCCGTCGAGCGACTCTCGCCAGTAAAGCAGGAATTCCCGCGCTATTTTTTGGCTGCCGTCGTCCCGCTGGCTCCACTTGATCCCATCCGGAACAACGGTATCCAGCATCGAGATCGGAACTTCCGCAAATGCGTAATAAGACCCGAGTTTCGGTACATAGAATTTGTCATACGCACCCATCACATGTTCTCCAGATAGGTGTTCAGATGCGCAAGCATCCCTCCCGTCAAGACCGGGCGATACCACAACAACTCAAGCATGTTTCCGTTTGCGTCGTAGATCGTGCGGATCAAATCCGAATCCCCGTTGTTGGCCGCCAGATAGGTATATGCTCTTCCGTCGGGTCCATCCCATTCCGGATAAGAGTAAGGATTTTGTTTGAACTCGACCGTGGCTATATCGGTTTCTGTTTCGTGCTCATACTCCCCGGTCGGATCATTATGGCCGTTGGAGTCCCAATCTACCCACACGAGAACGGGAGGTTCGCCGTCCTCGAATCCCTGCCACAAGTCAGTTTCCTCAACCTCGTTGTATTCGTAACTCAACGTGAATTCGCTTACCGCCTCCCATAGAACGGCTGTTACTTGGTCATAGTCTCCATTCCAAGATGTATATCCTTCAGCATAAAACTCGACAACCGTAGAGGAATACGTCTTCTCCTCACCGACGTACAGCTTGTCCGAGGAGCCGTTGTGTAAAAACCCGCCGTCGTTGGTGAGGTCCCCGCCGCCTACGGGACCAGAGCCGTCGGCTAGGCTTGGAATCTGAACACCACCGCTTAACTTGTAACCCTTCCGGATATTCCAAGGATCCCCTTCGAGATGGTTATCCCAGCGCACCTCCACTCCGACAGACTGATAGAGCGTGGCTGTCAACCCGGAACCCGCAACGCAATAGAGTGTCGTTCCGGCACCTTCGGAAAAGTGTGTCTCGAACACGTCGGAACCCGACTGCACCTTAAGGTGCAACATGGTATGGGGAGTATAATAATTTTTTGAGCCGCCGTGTCTGCCTGCACCAACAAGCAACGTGAAACCAGATGCCTCTATGTTGGCCGGAATACCGGATGCGTCGCCACCCTCGGTCAGCGAGGTAATCTCCACGCCATCCACATACAACTGGACGTTGGTTCCGGACTTGCTAAAACTAATCTCGCGCACTCCGGCGGAAACGGGTGTTGTGGGCTTGATCCATCGGTACTTGCCCGGATCGTCTGCATCGTACATCCACAATTTGATTTCGCCGATGTCCTGCATAAGGGCCCAGCCGCCGGCGGCATTCAGATCGGCCTTGCCGACCAAAGTCCGGTAGGCAGCGGTCGATTCCAACACCTCCCCGGTCCACTCGACTACTAGGTTGTTCGTCCCGGGCTCAAAGGAATTGGTGGTGCCCCCGACTTCCTCGTACTCGCAGATCCCATTGTGCCCAAGCGACTGGGCGAGATAATATACGGGCGTGCCCCCCGCCTTTCGGCTCATCTCTCCATCGGAATACTCCGTTAGGGATCCGCGACCGACCAGCCACTGTGTCAATCCGCTCTGCGGGGGATAAAGCACTGCGCCGCCGCCCGAAACACCGTTGAAGATGCCGATATCGTCGGCATCGCCAAGCATCGCCGGCGCTGAAATGCAGAGCATCCAATACACGGCGACGGACATTGTGGATCGCAGCTTCATGGCTAGTAGTCCAACTCAACATTGACGGTCGCTGTTCCGTTTGAGACAACGCCCCGGACCTCGTTTTGATAGTCGGGGAACGAACGAGCGGGTCGAACGGTATCCAGAATAGATGCCGACGATGTCGGCGTTTTCCCGCCCTTTGCATAGTAGACCGTTGTTCCCAGATCAGCGAAGATGATTGCGTTCTCGCGCTGCTTTTCCTGATATCGCTTGTGCAGTTTAAGCCACTCAACCGCGTCGTTTGTCGTGTTGATTCCGTCGGTGTGCGTAGGCATGTTGGTTGATGTTCCGGGCGAAACCGCAAAGTATACGTATTCCGGGCTGTTGGTGTTCATCACGTAATCGCCTTGGGCGACAACGAGCTCATTGCTCCATGTGGTTGTACTGGAAGGCTCGGTATCGGGAACCAACACAACCGCATTGATGCCGACGGATACGCTGTAGTTCACCGTTCCGGCAAACGCCGCAATTTCGTGGCTTCCGAGTGCTGCAATTAATATAAGGCATCTTACTTTCATTCTAGAACTCTCCCGTTTCCGCGAACATGCCCTCTTCGGGCGTGATCCGGTACTCCTTCGCTTCCTGCTCGCGGATGTCCCTTATCAATCCATTGAGTCCGTGTATCCAATCGCCGGTGCCTTCCCCACCCTTCCACTTTTTCAGTTCATTGGATATGAAGGCGACCAGCGGCGCATATGCGCGGTCGATCTTCCACGTCAGCACGCGATAGTCGTAGGGCGTGGCGGAAGGATTTCCTTCGTCGTAGGAGCTGTTTACTTCGGCTTGTACGAAGCGCCGGAATGCCAGAACCTTGTAGGTCGTGACTCCATCATCTACGCATACCCTTATGCGACGGTTTCCGTTGTCGTCGTGGCTGAGATGGTCGAACCTGCCGGAACCAATCGAATCCCCGTTGATCGCCGACCGGATGGCGTCTTCGTTCCAGACAATCCCCTGGCTGTCGCCGTCGCTTGCAACGGCGCTGACCGCCCTTACCATATCGACATCAGAATTATCGCCGTCGAATACGATGATGCCGTTGGCGTCGGGCGTGGCGCTGATCTCATCGACCTTGCGATCATGCCAGGGCCACCTACGCCAAATAAACGGTTCGCTCTGATTGTAAAAATAGACGGCCTGCTGGATGTAATCGGGGGGAATGTTTTCGTACACCTTAAAGGCATCGCCTATTGCGGCCTTGATGATCTGCTCTACGGTATTATATGCCATGGCCCTGCAAAGCGGTTATAGGAAGGGGGCAAAGCCCCCTCCCTGGCTATGTGTTCCTATTTGCGAGCAGCGCGGCCCGATACCATCGTCGCCCCGGCAGCAGCCGGTACGTCAATTGCGGCGGGTGCGTCCCTGAATCCCTTGAACAAGAAGGGAATCGGCGTATTGCCCCATGTGGTTCGGACCGCGACAGAGACGGCGTCTCCTGCGTCGGCCACGTAGACGGGCTCGCCTAGTTCCACGGTCGCGGCGCTTGTTACCGTAACGGTGGTCGAACTCGCGCTCGCCGGACCCAGTGCGTGGATATCCCGCAGCTGATCGCCGATGATTACGTAGTCGCTGGTGGTGACGGTAACGCCGTCGATCGTGTTGGTGCCGACCGTCGCCACGACAATGTTGGTTCCGGTCGATGCCACGGATGCCCCGGCGCTGGCCTTGCCGCGATGGATGGTAGCCGTCGCGTTGGTCTCGATACTAATGAGCACGTCCTGCGCACTGATGGTACCGCTGCCCTTGGTAATGACCACATCCGCCCCATAGGTTCCCGAGCCGAAGAACATGGTGTCTGCGGCACCGGCAATGCCGGCGGTCGCGATAAGCGCCATGATCAAGCTAGTCGTTTTTTTCATTATTCATTCCTTGGTTTTGATTTTTAGAGTCGGGTTTCGGTTTTAATGAAGGGCGGGATTGCTCCCGCACCTCCATGCAACCGCCTCAACTAGACAGCGGAGGGCAGCTCGAATCCGGCAAGCTGCTTGTTGTCCGCGCTGTAGTTGTTCGGCTTGGAAACCGTTACGGCATGCTTGATGACCGCGCACCAATTGGGGTTCACGACTGCCTCCTGGTCGGGCACGAGATAGCCGATGCTCTTTTCGTAGCCCGTCAGGGTGATGTCCTGAACCTTGAACTTCGGCTTGCCCTTGCCGTATCCGCCCAAATGGAACGAACCGAACGAGCTTCCGCCGAAACAGAAGGCGGCGTGGTAGTCGCCCCATTCGGCACGCTTTTCCTCGCCACCGGCGGAATCCATCGTGAACGGATGGTCGTCTTCGACGAAGTGCCATCCCGCGAAGGACGCGATCCACTGGTCTTCCACGCCCTTGATGAGCGGCTTGCTTCCGCCCTGCATGGCTTTGCCGAACGCCTCTCCCATTTCACCGTCGGAGAGCAGGTCGTACATGCCGGCGTCGGAAAGCACGCAGACATACTTGCCGTTGATCTTCGGTGCGCCCGAAAGCGATAGCTGGACGCGCTTGCGCTTGAGATCGTCCCACGTCAACTTGTTGCCGTCGGTAACCATGTCATCCCACGTATCGGCTCCGCCCGCATAGCTGACGGCGGCGGGCTGGAATGTCCAGGAGAAGCCGTACAGGGTTACGGTGGCTTCGGCCTCCGCGTCGAACGCGGTGGAAAGGTCGCCGTTGGCGTCGTAGACGCCGGGCTTCATGCGCCCGACAACCAATGCGTTCTGCATCTTTTCGTGCCGGCGTTTCCGGAGGGCTTCGGGAAGGTCGTGTTCCGCCCACTCTTCGAGGTCGATCCACGAAGTCATGTTGGCGACGGTACCGATCTTGAGGAACTCGTGAATGAACTCCAACGGAACCTTGACCTTTTCGCCGCCGAGAACCGCGCCGGAAAGCGGGTCGCTTCCCGAACCGCCCGGACTCGGCATGTTCTGGGGCCGGCGCAGGTGGTCCTTGCGGGTCATTTCAATGTATTGGCCCTTGTGGTCGGGGATGGCCTTGGGCATCGCGTATGCGGTGTTTGCAAGAACCCCCTGTTCCTCTTTGCGTTCGAGGAAGACTTCATCCAGGTATTCGCGAACCGCGAGCCTGCCGCCGTCGCTGTCGAGGATGGTACTGAGATTGTTTGACATGTGGTAAACTCCTTATTCTTCTGCCATCATATTTTTAAGTCGTGTCTTGGCCGCTCCCTTGCCCGGCTTCTCGGTCTCCTGACCGGCTCCGGACGGGGTGCCGAGCCCCTTGTACTTCGCAAGCTCTTCCTTCAGCTTGGCGACTTCGGCACTCAGCAGGTTTTCTTTTTCGGTTGCGGCCCTTGCGTTGGTTTGCAAGACGCCGTGAGCGTGGTTTACGATCTGATGAAGCGCGTATGGATGGGTGTGCAGATACAGCGACAACTCTTCGGGCAATGCGCCCCCGTCGTCCATATCGCCGGTTTTGGGATCGAGTGTTCCGATCAAGTCGGACATGAACCTCTTGAGACTCTTGGCTGCGGCGGATTCTTCGTCGGCAAATTCGGGGAAGTCCGAAAGCGCCTGCTTCCGCTCGTTCTCCATGTTCTTTTTTGCGGCCTCGATTCTCGCCTTCTCCGCATCGAACTCCTGGGCCTCGCGTGCCTGTGCGACGGGAAGCAGGCGGGAAACGGCGTCGATCACTTCGTTGCAGTATTCGCCGTATTCGCCACTTGCCGCTTTCTGGTGAATTGCAACCAGGTCTTTCGATCCGGCATTGCGCAGTCTGGCGAGATGGGTGTTTTCATCGCCGCCCGACTCCAGCGCCTTGACGAACTTGGAGACCGTGTCTTCGACCGCCTCGCCCGAGGGGCGCGGCTTCTTCTCATATTGGGCAAGCCGTTCTTCGAGCCTCTTAACCTTGTGCCTCAAATGGGCACTGCCCTTGTTGCGCTCCCGTTCCTCGGCGGCGAGCCGTTCTTCCTCCGCCTCCTTTTCAGCGGCGGCCTTCTCGGCTTCTTCCCTGGCCTTCTGCTCTTCGGCGGTCCGTTCTTCCTCCGATAGGCCGGCAAGGCGCTCGGCTTCGGCGGCTTCCGCCTCGGCCTTTTCACGCGCTTCGCGTTCCTCGTCGGTTTCCCCGGACTGCTCGGCGGCGAGACGGGCGGCCTTTTCCTCTTCGGTTTCCGCATCGGAAACCCCGGGATCGCCCTCTTCCATCAGGGCCTGTAGCGCGGCCTTTTTTTCGCCCACTTCCTCTTCGAGTCCATCATCTTTACGTTCTTCATCTTTGCGTTCTTCGCTCATGGTTTCTTCCCTTTGGTTTTTTCCAGCCTTTTCCCTGGCCTGCGCTTTTCAGGGGTTTCGCGTCCCCTCTCGGGTTTCAAGGCCCCGGTCGCCTGTGTTTAAAAATCGTCTTCGTCTAAATCCTGCATGGAAACCTGCTCAGCACTGTCTTCGAGAGGCGCTTCCGCATTTCCTATGTTCTGGATGTCGGCCATGCACGCGAGGTAGCCCCGGCGGAAGGAATCGTTCACGCCGCGTAGGATGTTGGTAACGAGATAGCCGTTGAGCACGGCCACCAGTTTCAGGAACGTCGGGGACTTCACCAGTTGCTTGACACTCAGGGCGTCTTCCTGATCCCACTCAACCCTCGCGATCCGGACAACCTTCAGGGGATGTCTTTTCTTTTTCCTAAAGCGCACCGGCAACCTCCGATCCGAGTTGCAGGGCCTGATCGACCCTCTTGGAATTCTGCTCGACATTGGCCGCAAGCTGCTCGACCTGCTGCTGGAGTCTCATCAGCACGGGCGCGATGGGCAGTTCCCCGCTGTTCGGGTCGGGATAGAGGGTGTGGGCCAGGTTCGTATCGACCTTCTCCGTTACGCGGCGCAGCCCCGCGCCTATGTCGGCTCCAGTGACCTCCGCATGTTCGGCGTTCATCTCAATGATTTCGCGATCCTTGATGAACTGCATATCGGGGTTGAGCGTCTTTTCGCTTGCGGCGGGCACGATAAGAAAGCGGTGTTTGTAGATGTCGGCGGGCATCATGCCCTCAAACTTCAACCCGGCTCCGATCATGGGAAGTTCGGTGCCCATGCGCCTGAGTTCGTTCCAGAGCATGGGGAAAAGCTGGCGGTCGGCGTCGTTGAAACGGTCAACGCTGGCGCTGGACACGGTATCGCCCTTGGCATTCTCCGACTTAACCTCGGTCGCCGTCTTTTCGAGCTTGCGGCTGGAACTGACCTCAGCCGAATACGTGCCCGCCCCGGAAGCCGTTCTTTGCGAGGCCAAGCGCCGCTGGTAGTCGTTCTCGAACGCGAGCTCCGCCGTGACGGGCTTCATGGTCACTGGCTTCAAGCCTTCGGGCAGCACAGTGCCGGGTTTGACGGTGACGTTCTGCTCGTTGGGGGTACCGGTGCCCTCGAAAACGGGCATGGAGGCATAGTCGAGCTGGATGAGCTTGCCGTTTTGGATCGCGGTCGCGATGATTTGGTTGTCCATGCACGTGTGGCCGATGCCCCGGCTGTCGTACCACAGCAGCGAGCGGTTTTCGTAGCGGTGCTGGATATAGGGCCAGGGCTTGTCCCTGCCCCTGACTTCGCGCACAACATCGGGCTCGCGAGAGTCGAACTGCGCGCTCCGCATTTCGGCTTCGAGTTCGGCCCCCGCCAGATTCTCGAAGGTGCTGTCCTCGCGCCATGCGACTATGTGCAGGAGCTCTTCCGGACAGTCGGGGCAGACGGTCGAAACGCACTTGTCGCCCAAGCCGACGATGCCGTTTGATTTTTCAACATCCCATTGCGTTGCATAATGGCAGATTTCCCAAACCACTATCTTGTCGTTGTCAACATCGGAGGTGTTGAGCCCGATCAACGCCTTCGTAACCGTAAACGTGTTTTCATCGTCGTGGTCCGATGTCGCGACCCGCTCGGTGCCCTCGGAGTCCTTGTGTACGAGCTTTTTAGCAACGGCGGCCACGGCCTTGCGGTTCCAGCCGCCGGTCTTGGGCTTGTCCTTGAACTCCCGCAATGAAAGCCGCATGACATGCGTGACGCGCTCGGCCCTGCGGATGTCCGTGGTGCGGGGCGGAACAATCAAGTCCTTGGGGTCCACCGTATCGAAACTCGGGATGACGCCCCATTCGTCGGTATTCTCGGTAATCTGCTTCGTGATGGCGAAGCCGCGAGCGTTTTTGGTATCTACCGCCACTTCTTTTTTCTGGCGATAGCCGCACATGTGCCGCAGATAGGTGTTGAATCCCTTCTGCGCCATCGTCGTGTAGCTGGCCGGAACGTCGCCCAGCGGGATGAAGATCGCCACCACCGGCGCATTGAGAATCATGCTGATTTCCTGGTCGGTCTTGTCGGTGGCGAGGTCGTTGATGATGGGATCAACGGTGTTCGGCGCGCCCTTGTAGGGCTTGTTGCGCTTCTTCGGGCGCTTGCCCAGACGACGGCCCAGAATGCCGTCGTCCTTACGGTTCCATTCCTGTCGCGCCTGTAGATCGGCGTCGGTGTCCGCGAGATATGGGCAGGAGGATTGCATTGCCCCCGCAAGTACGCAGGGGAACGCTTTTTGTCAACCTGTTGTATACGCGACGCACCCTGTTGTATATCTTTGGGTTGCCTTGCTTCCCTAGCTCCCGGCCTCCCACCCGTGCCCGAAACCATCGTCCGACACCTCTTCTTTTTGCCTCCGGAATTCGTCCATGTATTCCTTCACAGTGCCGCAGAGGCTGTGCCCGCTGCCCTCGCCCTTCCATGCGCGGGCCCCGGCGAAGGGCTCGTGGTCGATCAGCAGCCCGACAATGGTTTCCAGGCGGTCGGGGCTATCCTCCTGCCTTTCCCTCCGCGCCTTTTTCTTGTCCTCCAGCGAAATAAGGTTGCTGTCGTCGTTCTTCATGGTGTAGCGCCTGCGGCGCATTTGCCTGTGCAGGACATCGTCAACGGGCAGGATGATGGCGTGGTCGGACATGAGCTCCTTGAGCTCCCAGTGAAGTTCGGTGATTCTGGTTTTAAACAAGGTGCTGTTGATGGCCCCCGCCCCGAAGTTCACGCGATGCACCCTGTAGCCGCGCCGGTTCATTTCGTTGATGATCTGCGCCCCAAGTCCGCCGTTGTCGCAGTAGATGTCCTGTCCGTCGAGGTTGTGCGCCTTGAAGAGCCTGATGTATTTCGCGGCGGTTTCACTGGGCGGGGTGTGGCTGTCCGTGTTCCAGGCCACGATGGGATGGAACCTGTTGCCTTCGCGCAGGCCGAAGGTCAATTCGTCCCCGCCCCCGGAAAGGTCGCAGAACGCCTTGCGCCGACCCGGTATGTGGGGAATCAACCCGCTCTGGCATTCTTGGAGCGCGAGCATGTCGGCATCGGTGAATATCATGTGGTCGCCGCTGCGGAAGAATTCGGCCAGCAGGATCGAGCGGACAATGGGGTCGTTCGGGCCCTTGTTCTCCAGCATCGCCATCTTGCGCTCGTAGGTGTGGCCTATCAACAGGTGGGGGCAGTCCGTCCAGGGTATCTTGAACTCGATGTGCCTGCCCTTCCACACGCAGCCCGTCGTCCAGAGCCCGTCTTCGTTCATACAGGCGTCGTAGTGCCCGCCCGTGTCCTCCCCGCATGTGCTGATGCGAAGCTCCGCCGTTGGGTTGCAGCGTTCTATCGCGGTATAGATGTCGGACTTAATGGACTTGGCTTCGTCGGTGATGATAAGCAGGGGGCAGAAGCGTTCGTTTCCGTTTTCATCCGTATAGACGCGGTTGTGGAAGCCCTCGAAGGTCTCGCCGCTTCGCGTGGCGAAACACACGATTTCCGAACGCGGCAAGCCGTCCTGCGGAGGCGCGTAGATCGTGTTGCCCGTCTTCTTCCAACCCCTGCGCCTCGATATCATGTTCTGGAACGAGGGTATGAGCTGCTTCTCGAACTGGCGCTCCGAAGCCGAGGTGACAACGACCTGCGATCCCGGAAACGCTGCGGCCCACGACAGGGCGAGGACGGGAACGCACACACTCGTTTTCCCGCTCTCGTTGCACGTCCTGACGGCCACCATCGCACCCGGACGCCAGCACGCAACCCATATCGCCTGCTGCCAGTCGTAGGGCGTGAAGGGACTCCAGTCGGCGGCCTGCACAACCGGGCCATTGCTCATGTCGAACAACACCTGGTTGATGTCGGCGGGCTTGACTATCCTGCCGTCTTCGCGTGAAAGCATTTAAGAAGGCTCTCCGTATAAAATGGACTTTAATGCGGGGTGGCCCCGCTCTTCCAAGACTCTCATCATTCGCCTGCGACCGGGGCGGTACAATAGATGGGGACATTCCTCCCACGAAACCGTCATGGATTTCCACAGCGGCGATTTCACGCGCCGATCGAGGCTGTCGTTTGGAGCACGGCTTGTCCCTAGCAAGACCATGATGCTGAGGGGATTGATCTTGTCCAGAACAGCATACGTGGCCTCGCTCACCGATTGTGCGCTATCGACAATAACCATGATGGGCGCGAAACGTTCGTTGCCTCGACAGTCCCTGTAAACTCTACTGCTAAAGCCCTCTAGCGTGTCGTGACTGTGCACCGCCGACAGGAAGATTATCTCGCTTTCCGGCAGCCCGTCTACAGACGGAAGATAGAAGGTATTGCCACGCATTGAAACATGAGGGCCAACCGAGTTTTCAAAAGCAGGAACGGCCTGAGAGGCACGCTCATGCTCAGATGGTGAAACAACAACGACTTGAGAACCGGGGTGCAGGGCAACGTGAATCAGAGCCAAGCCGGGCACGAGAACACTTGTTTTACCAGACTCGAAACACGTAGATACCGCAACCATGGCACCGAACTCTTGGGACCAAGCAAGAATGGTCTCCTGCCACTTATATAGGGGTTTCCCCCATAGAGGTGCTGCCGGTTTCGTGGCGGACGCCGCCAAAACCGGAACAGCCGACAGCATTGCGTTAAAGTTTCGGCGCTTCATTTCCGCCCCTCTTTCTTCCTCCCGAATACCCGGTCCCAGTTGCGGGCAAACTCCTCTTCACCAACCCCGCTGGGCCGGCGATGCAGGCCCTTGCCAACACGGTCGGCATAGTATCTTTTCTTCGGATCCCTTATTCCCGGATCAAGGTTGGTTCCCATTTCCAGACCCTCCCTCCCCGCCCCCTTCGCGGACCAATTCATCCGCCAGCCGCATCAGCGTAACGAAGTAATCGACAACTCTGGCGCGGCTGCACTGGCCGTTGGTTTCCTTCCAGTACGCGACAATGCGGTCCACCGCCTCCCACGCCTCCGGCAAAAGCACCAAGTCCTTGTGTACGAGACTGAATTGCCCCCTCTCGCGGGGCGGAATAACCGGAATCCTTCCGCCCAAACGCTCCAGACACCCGTCCACGCACTCGTGCAGGCCCCGCGTAAAATATCCCTGATACTTCTTCGGATCGGAGGGCAGCACGCGCTCGATTATGAAATCCACGTTTTCCGACGACAGATGCGCCTTCGCCCTCCTGCGGATGCGACGCCTGTTGGTCCCGTCCATGTTCTCCCACTTGCGCGGACGCAACGCGGGATCCAGATACTCGTACTTGGGACACCCGCCCTCGACCGTCCGACGACGGCCCCGGTAGCCGCAGGCCTCGTTCGCGCACCAGTGGCAACGGTGCAGCCTCTTCGTGTCGATTGAAGACGAGTGCCCCATAACGCGCCGCTAGTCTTGGTCTCCCCCACCTTCGGTCTCCGCCGCCGGGGGGGCTGCGCCATCCACCGCCGCATACAGGATGTCGAAGACCTCTATCATATGCCCCCTGCTGCCGGGTTCGGGCGTGCGGATGCCCTTCGGGTCCATCAATTCCAGGGCCTCGCCAATCGCGGACAAGGCATTGGAATCAACACCCTCTCCGCCCGATTCGCCTCCACCCCGGCTTTCCAGTTCCTCTATGCGGTCCGCCGCAATCAACAGCTTGCCGGAAATGACCTTGGCATCGTCTTCCGACACCGTCGCCTCCGGCACGGACTTCGCAGCCAGCCTCAACTCCTCGACCAGCGTGATTTCCCGCTTCTCTCCCTTCTCCCTTTTTCCCATGGTGCTTCTCTCCTTTGGTTAGGGTTGCTATACGATTCCAGACAATGCTTCCTTCAAAAGTTCCACCGGCCTCTTGGCAGCGCTCATACACCTCGCACAGGGATTGATTGAAAATACGGCGTTCTCCGTGAATGCAGAGTTTGATGTGAATTTCGATTTCTGATTGTCGCACTCCAAGAGCGCACCGCACTCGCTACACTCAAGTTTAAATGTCAGTTCTGTTCTCATACTGGTTCCAACCATCTCCCTCACATCCCCCCTTCATTCCCTCACATCCCCTGTCGCACACCCCAACGGTGCCCCACTTATCCGGGGATAGCACCTAACTGCGTTCCCATACATGAAAACCAAATTGCAGCACTGCGCCTCCACATCAACCCCAGCTTTCAAATTCAACTCCGCAACACGCCCCAACATGTCTTCAAAACACCAAACCCTCGACGGCCCCGAGATAACACCCCAGCTCCCTCCACCAGGAAATTCGATTATCTTGCCGCAACTCATTGCCCGCCTTGTGTCGCTTGTTCGTTCCAGCTAAACCCGCCCAGTTGGGGGATATATATATTAGTGATCTGCGCCGGGGGGGTGCCCCCCACCTATAGAGGCGTCCCCCGCTCCACCACCAACGGACACCCCATCCGTAGCACTGCCCTCTGTACATTGAGCCACATTGCAGTACTCAACCGTATTGTCCTCAAACGTGATGGAGATCCGCGCCAGTCCCAGCGCGCGAACCAATGCCTTTGCCACCTTGCGCAAGCCGTGCGTCTGCATCAGCACACGGGCCGGGTCCTCGCCGTAGAGGTGGCAACGTGCGAGGACCGCGCACACACTGGCCGGGTCTACAGCCTCGTTTGGATCGGGCTGGGCTGCGTGATGCGCCAGCAGATCCTTGCACGCCTTGATTGACTCCGCATCCCTGCCGTGCTGCGCGATCCACTCCAGCCGCTCGCGGATGCCATCAGGCGTGCGGACATCAAAGACCGGCGGCGGAATCCGTCCTCCTATTTTTCGGGTGGGCGCGCCGTCGTCCACGTTGTTGCTTTCGGGTTTCGCGGTTGTTTTTTTATTGTTTTTCTTTTTAAGAGGGTTTTGACACAGCTTTCCATTGTCTTCTCTGAGCTCTGCGTTTCTGTTTTTGGCTCGGGTGGCGGTTTTCCGGACGGTGGGCGTTGGTTTGCGTTTTGATTTGGGCTTCGGCATGAGGGGTTTGGCATGGATTGATTGGGCCATGTCCGCCGGGGAGAGGTTGACAACCTCTGTGTCAGATGTTGGCGTTACAGCCATGGTGTGTGTGATAGATCAGGATCTTACACCGTGTCAAGACCGGAGGGCAGGAATCTATGTGTGTAGGCCATGCCGGAACTGGCGAGAGCCAGTGAGCACTGGCCTGCCTCGCGGCGAGCGTGCGGGCGGCTGCCGATGCGGGTTACCTGGGCTCGGGGCGCTGGGATCTGTCTGGTGAGGTCGTGTTGAGGCCCACGAATGTCCGCCACGCCCGCTGCACCGCGCAAGCGGCGCATCGCTGAACTGCTCAATAGGCCGCTCAGACGGTGTGCCCTTGGGTGAATTGGCGCGAGCAAGTCATGCCAAGCTGGAGTTGTCAAGCACAAAGTTACAATTTACGTGTTATCAAGGGTTTGTGAGGGGAATGAACTTGTTAAGGATGGGGCGGTTGAGGAGCGGGAAAGGGGGCAAGGAGGGGTGGTTAAGAAGGGGATGGGCAGCGGGGTTTAAGGACTGTGGTTATTGGGTGGAGTTGAGTTTATGGGGGTGGCTGGCAATATTTTTTCGGGGGCCGGAACTTTGTAGCAATCCGTTGGGTGCGAAGAGGTTTGGCGTTATTAAACAAGGCCGTCATGGACGAAAACCCAAAATAATCGTTGACATCATGTGGCGCATTGCGCTATACGCAACGGCCATAAACAAGGGGGCATCGGCGCGGCCCTAGACAGCGCCAACGGAGCAACTAAATGAAAACAGTAATCGTCAACGGACACGAGGTCGACATGGATGCGGCGGTCAACTTGATGGATGACAATATCCGCGATTCCTTGCATGGGATAATGGCTCCATGCGGAGACCAAGAGTTTATAGATGCCTATTGCGCCGCTCATAGGGATAAATACGGTATTGAGTTTGAGGTTGTATAGAGTGCGCAAGGCTCATGCGAGAAGCTGGCGACTGGTGGGCGGAAGAAGAACAGAATTTGGAAGAGGACTGACATGATCTGCCCGCACTGCGGAAAATCAATAGCGAAAAAGGAGAGCCACCCGCTTGTTGTGGCGGATCTTAAGAAGCGGGCCGACCGGGCCTTGGTGGCCTTGGCTCGCGATGGCCTTGGGGCGTGGCTCAAGCGGCGCAATTGCACGGCCTACCGTCTGGCGAAACTGCTGGGCACCAATCCCAGCACCGTGCGTAGTTGGATGGTGAGGGGCCACATTCCTCCTGTTGGGCTCGCAGCCATCAGGGGGCTTGTTCTTGAAGGCAGGGTCTAGCCTCTCGTGGCGTCCGCTCCACTTTTTTTATTCCCCGTGTAAGATATTCATCTAACTTCTGCGTTGACATCTGTAATCTTATAATGTTATACAGCATGGCGACGCTTGAGAAAGGCAAGGGGGAGATACTCAGTCTCTCGGGAGTCGGAACCAAGCGAAACGGAAAGGGAAGATGAATGGAACGTGAAATAATCCAACAACAAATTGCCATAGAAGACGCGAGACAGGCGGAACACGGCGCGAACGCCTCAAAATTACGGGGGATGTATTGCGACAACTATTCAAAATACAAAAAAGGAACCGAGGTTTCCGTCATCAGGAAAACCGGACGCGTGATCATGCATTGCGTTATCTCTGGCGTTTTTATGCGGACACATTCAGCGAGAACAACCGGGATGCCTGACTGTGCGGATGATCCTGAATTTTGTTACACGATACATCAGAAAAGAACTAATTCGCGGCCTGTTCAAATTCACCTAAGGAGTGGGGATAAAATAGCAAGGGTGGCGACCTAGCCGCCTCAACCTTGAATGAGCCCAAGGAAAGAACACGAACCAAAAAACCAAGCGAAACAGAAAGGAAAGCAGAGATGAACAGGAGAGAAAAACTAGAACGAAGGGCCGAGCGGCGCGGGTCGTGGTGCGGGCGGCGCGAACGCCTCCCCGGAGCACTCAACAAGAAGATGGAAGAGGTGCCGTCATGACCGCGAGCCACACAGACCTTGTCGGGGCCGTACAGGAGAGCCGGGAGGCTCTCAATGCGGCCAGAGGGCGGGAAGAGCGGCGCGCTTGCGCCGCCATCCTTGAAGACCGTCTCTTGACCCTACAAGGCTCCATCGAGTTGTCGCGGGCGCAATACTGGAGGGCTACGGCATGACGACGAAAGCATTGGGCTACGCATTGATATTGTGGAACGGCCAGCAGATCGGGCAGCGTCCGAGAACAAAGCTGGCGTGGATCACGGAACGCAAAGGCAGGGATCTGCGTGCGGACATCGTAAGCGACAAGGGGTTGTCCCTGTACAAAAACGCACGAAAGAAAGTATCGGAAAGCGTGCTTGAAGAGGCCCGCAGTGCCATCGCCAAGGCGGAGGCAAGCGTAGATCCCGACACGCTGGATGCGATGAAGGAAATCTATGAAGCGGACGTGAGGGGAAGCACCAACCCAGAGAAAACGGCAGAGGCGATTGATCGCGCCGCGAAGCTGGGAACCACGGCCATCTTCAAAGCCGAAAGAGGTGGGTCGTGAACGCCGACATGATCAGGAAATCAACGTAAATGAGTAGATACCATAAAGCGATCTCAAGCGATTAGTTCGCGGAACAATTAAGGAGGAGACAAATGGATAATAAAGCAAAGGGAGATGCGGCGGTAGAAGTAGAACCGAAAGATGTTTGGTGGTGTGAAACCTGCAAAACCAAAGAAGAACTAAGCCGTGATGAGATGATGGAACACCTTAGATCAGAACATGGTTTAGACACTAAGAATCTGACGGGGACTCGCTCAATGGTCATGCACATGGATGGAGATACGTGGTTCAGCTATGTGTGGTCGTGGAAGTTTGAAACCGAAAAAGGTGAAGTTTTTTTACGGAATGAAACGCTACAGCCCCGAGCAATGGATGACATGATGCGATATACCTAACGCCACGGATCAGGGGCGGGTGCCCTTATATCAAATTGATACAAATTGATATGGAGTTGATATGAAAGAATTTTGGGAAAACAAAGACGGGGTACACCTCGTGGGCAGATCAGTCCAGAGCGGGGGCGAGTTTACCCTTTGTGGCGACTCATTCGATATCGCTGGCACCGAGAGTGACTTCGAAGCTGGCGAGCTTGTCAAAACATCAAAGTCGCGCTCCATGATCTGGTTAGCCATGCCTGCGAACGCTGCAACGGAGATGGGTATTACCTTTGCGAGCTTAAAATGATCGACGTCCCATGTCCAGATTGTGGCGGGCTTGGATGCGTTGAGGGTGAAAGTGAAGAAATGGAAATCTGGTAAGGCTAACAATAATTGAACGAACACGTGTCGTATATCAACGACGCCAATTTGGGAATAAGCATGGACAACGAAAACACCGAACACAGGCCCGACATCGTACCGCAGGCCATGGCTGGCCGGGTGGTCGGCAAGGACCGGGCATACGTCCACACCCTGCTCAGTCGCGACCACATCCGACCTGTGGAGGTATACGGCGAACGATGGGTGAGTCTGACCGAAATCAGGGTGTGGATGGCGAAGATGGAGGTCCTGCAATGCAGGAACCGGGGCCGCAAAAGCCATTCCAAATTTTGAGACGAATCCCAGGGTTCGATCCTGTCCGCTGGTGACAAAAACTGCCAAAGACACCCGTGTTTTCACCAGATATTGAAGATTTTTTGCCATATTTGAACTAAAGGCTTAAATCATGCACACATTTGCATAGAAAAAGAGAGACCCCGTGAACTGCGAAGACTATATCTGGTCGTGGACGGTGGACGGCGGCGGCGTATTCACGCACAGCCACGGTGCTGAAAACGTGATAGGCATACCCGACGCCGCACTTGTAGGCAAACCGGCAAAAAGGCTGTCCCACATACTAGCGTGCTGCAAGAGAAGCAAGTGGTGTGATGCAATTCAGTATAAAGAGATGGAACTCTACTGCATTGCAGAAATGACGTTTTCTGAGAATGGAGGCGAGCACACGGGGTTCAGGGGGGTGTGCGCCAGATCCTAACCCCTGCCCTGCCGCCGCCCTTCCCTCTTCTTCTTCATCAGCTCCTGGGCGAGGTCCACGTGGTGTTCGCCATCGGCCTTAAATCCACAACGCTGGGCCATGGACACCACCATTTCACGGTCGGCGGGCCTGGCCTCGTAGGCGATCCAGTGCGCGAGCTGCTCGTAGAAGGTGGGCCCCTTGACATGCAGCCCGACCGAAACCGTCCAGTCGCCCTCCCCGCCTGCCCTGCAATAGGCCAGCTCTTCCTCGTTGAGGTATTTCCGGATATGGGGGAGCATGCCGTTCAGGGTACTGGCCCGTATCGCCGTGCCGCCGCCCTCCACAAGCCGGGCCAGTTGCGGAGCTGAAATGCCCAGCATGATGGCGATCTGCCGGTCGGAGATGTTGTTGCTGGACTGCTCTTCGTCTCGAAACGCGATTATTGCCTCTCTTATGGCGTCGATCAACTGAACTTCCGACATGGCCGTCTCCTTCCTTGATTTGGCTTGGTCTGACCACAGAAGACACCCGCACGCGGTAGATTGCAATATATTTTTATATATTATTATTGACCGGCGATAGATAATTGTGTAACACCTCCCACCACTTAACCAACCGAAAGGCCGCATCCAATGTCCGAACCCCGAAGTACGAGAGACGTTTTTACTACCATGGCGGTTACGCGCAGCAACCTCGAAATGGCGAAAAACCTCCAGCCAGAAGAGGCAAAGTTCAAGTTCTGGTTCAATCAATGGCTGCGGGAAAAGCTCATGGCCGACTTGTATATCAAAAACCACGGGAACTGATTTTTTTTATCCGCCATGCAATATATTAATCTAAAACCCGAGCATGTTTTGGCCGTCATCGCGGCTGCTGTGGTGGCGATTATCTCCGCCGCAATCGTGGGCTGCGTCTTCGCGGTCCTACTGATTGGGAAAGAGGATGAGGGTTGCAAGCCCGAGAAGCGGTGCAGCAACTGCGGGCGATTCGACAAGGAAAAGCCCGTGCCCCCCGAATGCGGGGTGTGCATGCCCCACTATCCCGTAGCCCCAAAGTGGATACCAAGAAAATGATCGGATGCTACCCACCCGGATTCGGATCAAGCCGCGACTGGGCGCACGTCTGCGGCGAGGACTTGCTCGACGACGATCAAGAGGACCGCCCCGCGTTCGACCCCTGCGACGACGACGGGGGCTACTCTCAAAGCGACTGATTAAAACAACCAAGCGAAAAGGAGAAAAGACCATGCCATCGAACACCCCAAGCAAGAAAACCATAGGCGTCAACATGAAGAAGGAAATGGCGGCTGAGCTGGAACGCCGTGCGGCGTCGATGAACCTCTCAACAGGCGCGTACTGCAAGATCATCCTAACCAGATGGATGGAGTCGGGCAAGAAGCTGACGTTGCAGGAGAAGAAATAGGAGAAAGAAAAAAGCCCCTCCTTGCGAAGGGAGGGGCAACCAAGCTCCATCAGAAAGGATTCCGAAAGAACGGGGCGGATAGTGCCCGAAAATTTTGAACGAGTCAACAACAGATCAACAGAACAAGGAGAACCGGAACCATGGACGATACAAAAAACAATATGCTGGACAAACCGAAAGAAACGCAAGAGCTGGCTCTAGTTGCCGGGTACGGCACCGCAGGCGGCTTTGAACTCATGCAGCGCCAAGCCAGGGCGCTTGCGGCTTCGCAGCTCATACCCAAAAACTTTCAGGGCCAAATCCCCGACTGCATCATCGCGCTTGAGATGGCGAGCAGGATAGGAGCGAGTCCCTTTGCGGTCTTGCAGAACCTCTACATTGTCCACGGCAAGCCCGCATGGTCGGCTCAGTTCCTCGTGTCCTGCATCAATGCTTGCGGACGGTTTTCGCCCCTGCGCTACAAGCAGACAGGGAAGAAGGGAACCGACACTTGGGGATGCGTTGCGTGGGCCAAGGATCTGAACGACGGCGAAGTCCTAGAGTCGCCGGAAGTCACCATCGGAATGGCGAAGGCGGAGGGCTGGGTAAGCAAGGCGGGATCCAAATGGAAGACCCTGCCCGAACTCATGCTGCGCTATCGCGCCGCCACTTTTTTTGCCCGCACCTACGCCCCTGACGTGACGATGGGCATGGTCACAAATGATGAGGCCCACGAGATCGCGGCCCGCGATGTAGAGGTTTCGGATTCCCCGGCAAAAGAGCATGCCGCCGACACGGACCTCGAAGAGCCCAGCATCCCGCCCTCTTCCGATGTGGGTGAAGAAAAGAAAAAGAGCGAACCCGCCAAGAAGAAGAAAGGGGAAGCCGCCAAAAAGCCCGCCGCCGCAGGGAGGGGCTTGCCGCCCGTTGACGAACTCGGCAAGCCCGCCTGTCTGGCGGAAATGGGGCTTCACGCCGAAAAACCTTATTATGCCGAGGTGCTGGCCCGGCACATATCGGGCGACTTCGCTCCCAAGGACTGCCCCGCTTCCACGTTGCGCGATGTAGTCGCGGACCTGAGGGCCGAGGCCGACAAGGAAACATAAGCATCAATTCAAAAGGGGGCCGGGAGTCCGGGCGGCGGTTTTTGCCTCATCCCCCCGCCGCTGCGAAAGCACCCCCGCTTTTTAAACAATAGGAGAACAAAAATATGAGTGACGACATTCTCAAGACCCTTGGAATCACCAAGGATGAGATGCAAACGAGAATTATCAACCGCGCTGTGCAAGAACTACTTGCACGCGGTTCGCTTGATGATGGTGATGAGTTCGAGACAGGTGTTGTAGCTCGCAAGCTTGATGAGCTCCTGACTCAGCGCATAGAAGAAAAAGTCGGCGAACTCGCCGATAAACATGTCTTTCCGCAGCTCGACATGTATATCGAACAATTGACCCTCCAAAAAACAAACGAGTGGGGCGAAGCGAAAGGAAAGAAAACCACTTTCATTGAATACCTCGTTGAGCATGCCAACGAATACATGCTCGAAGCGGTTGACTACGAGGGCAAAAGCCGGCACGAAACACGACGCTCGGGCTCTAGTTTCCGTGAGGCGGGAACACGCATCTCCTATGCAATAGACAAGCACCTTCAGTACTCCATCGAAACCGCAATGGAAGAAGCTCTCTCCGATGTGAACTCGCAGTTGGCCGAGGGTATCGCGAAGGCGTGCAAAATAAAAATCAAAGAACTCACCGAAACCCTCAAAGTCAAAGTAGAGACAAAATAGGAGAAGCAATCATCATGGCAGCAAAACAAAAAACAATCCGCACGTCCTCGCTTCCGAGACTGGCGCTCTGTCCGGGCTCGTTTGCCGCGTCCCAAGGGCTGGAAAGCAAGAAGACCGCCGAATCGGAATCTGGCGACCGCGTGCATCTCGCGCTGCAATCGCACTATCTCGGCGTGGAGTTCGACGAATCGCGGTTGACCGACCGCGAAAGCATGGTCTTCCGCTGGTTCCGCAAGGAGGCCGACGCCCTTATCGAGAAGCACGGCGGCGCATCGAGCGTGTTGCCCGAATACGTACTCGGCAACCCCATCCCCGGAACAGATATTATTTTGACGGGGCACGTCGATTTGGTCGTGATCTGTGAAGACGGCATTATACTAATCTTTGATTGGAAATCGGGATTCCTCGAAGTCCCGCCCGCGAAGAATAACCTCCAGCTCGTGGGCTATTGCTGGGGCGTTGCTGAAACAATAAGGGAGACGGGGGAAGTTGGTTTTAAGCAAATCCACTCCTACCTTTTCAGTTCCGGCAGCGAAAAGGCATTCACGGGTGCGAGATTCTCGAAAGAGCACTTGGCCCAATCCGGCGAATATATCCGCAAAGTCGCCATGGACTGCATGGCCGAGGATGCGCCGCGCTGCCCCGGCAATGAGCAGTGCCGGTACTGTCCGGCCAAATGTACCGACCGTTGCCCCGAGTCGCGGGACTGGGTCAGGCAGGCCGCTGTCGGCATGGAGCTGATGAAGACCGAGGAGCCCCGGCTTCCCGCCGACAAGCAGGAGGTTGTGAGAGTCTTCAAGGCCATCAAGCAGGTCGAGTCCTTCGGCAGAAAATTCATGTCCATGCTCAAGACCGAGGTGGTGGAGAACCCCGAGGCATGGGAGGGCATGTTCGAGCTCGAGCCCGGAAACACCGTGCGCTCCCTCGCAGACGTTCAAAGCGTCTACAACATTGTTGTGGGCGACCACGGGCTTGTAGACACGGACACCTTCCTCCGCGTTGTGGCGCTCCCCATCGGCGATCTGGAGGCCCTACTCAAGGACCCACTCAAAGACGCGGGAGTGCTGGTGAAAAACCAGAAGGAATACCTTGCCGATATGCTCGGCGACTTGATCGAAACCAAGCAGAACTCGCCAAGCATAAAGGTGGTGGGCTAGTGCGCGATCTGTCCATTTACGACAACGGGGCCGACCCCAACGTAGAGCGTGTGGAAGGCGAAGGCAATTACGGGGCGTTCAAGATCAGATTGGACGACACCCAAGGAAGGGAATAAATTATGAACAAGCACGAATACGAAGGCGGCCCTGCCTTCCCGACGCAGACGGTAGAACGGATTGAAGGAGCCGCACAGAGTTTTGATATTCCGGGCATGACCTTGCGCGACTACCTCGCCGCGCATGCCCCGCCAGACCCGCAAAAGTGGTTCAAGCCGGTGGGTCCACAACACCCACTAATGCCGCCACTCGAACCGCCGAAAGAGATTGCAGACGATGCGGAAAGGCGGCTGCTCGCTAGTTGGCGGAGCGATCCTTGCTTCGATATCCGCCCCGCAGGCTGTTCGCCAGATGGTCTTAAATGGGTGGCCCGGTGGGAAGAATATTGGAAGGCCATTCTCAAATGGGAGGCCGGGAAATCCCGCGCCCTCTTCATCCAATGGCCCTACGCATGGGCCGACGCGGTACTGGAAGAGCAAAGAGGGTTGCAGGGGAAATGAAGGTCACAACAACCAGAGAAATAACGACCAAGGAGTGTCCGTGGCTCAGGCAAGACATCCCGGCGGGAAGCACGTTTTTTGAATACCTGGGCCGGACCTATGGAGCGGTCTCCGCAACCGGAATCGCGGTTTCCGTCAGTGAAGGGAAGCGGCCATTCTTCGAGATCCCGGCAAACGCTGTCAAGAAGGGCGGTGGAGAATGAAGTTCATACACGGGTGGTCGTCCGCCTTCCACGACCGCGTTGATGGGGTCGTAGTTTCGTGCGCCATCTCGGTTCAGGCCCCGACAAGAGAGACTGCAATACGCAAGATGGCGCTACTTGGCTACGAAGTCGTCAACAAAGACCTTGTCTATGAAACCGTTACGATTGAATGCCGGGGCGGAATCAAAGAGCAGCGTTTGTTAGACGAACGGTTGGCTGTCAAGAGAGGCGGTGCATAGTGAGCGAACAAACACACAAGAGAAACCTACGTTTTTTTGTTCCGTGCATCCCCCCGAAGGCCACCAGCCAACAAAAGGGAATCATGATGATTGGAGGGAAGCCGCGCCACTTCAAAAAAGCACACGTGAGGGAGGCGGAGGACACCATAACTTCGCTCTTTGCAGAGCACCGTCCCGACATGCCGTTCCAAGGGGCGGTAAAACTAACCGTTTACTGGACATACCCTTGGCGGAAATCGGAACCAAAGAAAAACAGGGCTGGCGGAAGAAAGTGGTGCGACACCCGCCCCGACTGCTCGAACATCGTGAAAATGGTCGAAGACTGCCTAACGCGGCTCAACTTCTGGAATGACGATTCGCAGGTAGCCGCCCTCCACGTTGAGAAAGGATGGGGAGATGCGCCGGGAATAGGAATAAGAATCGAGGAACTATGATTAAAACAACAAAGGAGAATAGTCATGGATCAGGGAAGTACCGCAAAGCGAAACCCCGAAGTAGTGCAGGCCCAAGATATGTTGGACCACGCAATCGACAAGCTCGGTTGCGTGGTGGATGAAATCCAAATAAAGGCTGCGTCTGTTCTGAGACAAGGGCCCTCAGCCAGCCCGGACGACACAACTAGGGAAACCCAGTTTGCAACGCCTCTGGCGCAAAGCCTTGAGGCTCTGGCGCACAAGGCTGAGCGATTCGCTTTCAATGGGGAGGATCTCCTCAACAGGATCGAGGTTTAGAATTTGCCGGGAACGGGGCGGAAGAGGTATTCGGCGGCCTCCCTTGAGGGGGCGGTAATCTTTCCGGCGAGATTAATGTCACCGGCAACAACGGTGCGGCCTGGGTCAACGCACCGTTTGGACAAACAAGAACAAGCCGTGTGTACGACCGAACGGTCCCTGTTCCCCGGCATTGTTTAGTACGAGCAAAGGAGTTCGCGTTCTCGCTTCTGTGAGGGGTTGCGGGAGGCACTGACAATGGGCATGAACAAGCAAAAGGGCAATATGTTCGACTGGGTCACCCACACCCACACCCACATCGTCTACGAACTATTTAAGCTTGGCTTGATGGAAGAGGAAGGGGTCGAGCGATGTGTTGGATAAAGCACCAAACCCAACCAACAGACAACTCGTGTGTCGCGGCCTGCATTGCCATGGCCTGCAATAAACCCGTCAAAGAGATCATGGCGAAGTTCCACAACCCCGAGTGTGGCATCGCGTTTGACGAAACCATTAGCGCACTCGCGGATGAGGGCGTTCCATCTATTCAGTATGCAAGCGGTAGCTTTATGCCGTGGGGGAGGACGTTCCTAATAACTGTTCCCAGCTTGAATGCCGAGGCTATGAACCATGCCGTCATCATACACGCCAATTCTTCTAAAGACGGGATCACCATATACGACCCGAATGACGGCAGAGAAGGCAAGAAAGTGTATGGCCGAGATTGTGACCTAAAATGCTACGCCGAAATTGTTGAGATATTCCCACCAGAAGAGGCCAAGCAATGAGCACCCCCGACATTCTCTATCTAATACTCAAGAAGAAGTGGTTCGACCTCATGGTTGCGGGCAAGAAGGATATCGAGTACCGCGAGTGCAAGCCATACTGGAAACAACGCCTTGAATTTCCCGTGGTTGGTCCAATGCCTTTTGATGAGGTCCATATCTGCAACGGCTACGGAAGATGCCGACCGGCGATTGTGCGCACGTTTATTAAAACGCACATGTATAGGCACGCTTTAAACCGCGAAAAGTATTTCCTGTACCCCCAAAATGGCGAGCCGCTCATTGAAGGCGGCTGGTACTACGCCATCGAGCTGGGGCCGATTACAGAAAGGCGGAACTGCTGATGAGGAAGATCACTACACCCGAAATGGAGCCTCAAGCGTCAGGTTCTGGACCTTGAGAAACAACTAAGGGAGTTAAGGGAGAAGTGCCGGACGACCACATAGACCTGTACGACGGATTTTCAGAGTGGGGCTGGTTTCAGGACAGCGAGTGCGTGCATCTGTTCGTCTACATGCTTCTCAAGGCCAGAAGGCGCGACGGTCAGTACCGTAACCGAAAGATAAAGCGGGGTGAACTCGTAACGAGCTGCGAAAAGCTGTCTACGGCAACGGGCATCTCCGAACGGTCGATTAAAACCCGCATTCGGCGGATGTGCGAGAGCGGAGAAATCGAAACCAGAACCATCGACACGGACAAAGGCAGGTTCGGGGTTGTTAAGATCGTGAACTACGGCAAATACCAGAGAGACCCAAAGGCGTCGCAAAAGACTAAGGCTGCGAACCAAGAAACCGCCCGACAATTCAAAAAGCCGACCATTGAAGAGGTACAAGCATGCATCGAAGAGCGCGTTGCCAAAGGCAAGCCGAAAGTCGATGCCGAACGGTTTTGGAATTTCTACGAATCCAAGGGCTGGAAGGTCGGGAATCAGCCGATGAAAGACTGGAAGGCAGCTGTTCGCACTTGGGAAAACAAGAATCTGAGAGAGGACTACTTGAACTATGAATAGCGCCGAGGTTGAAGAGAATTGGGCGGCGCTCATGGAGTGCCACTTCAATTTCAAGCTGGATATGAGCATGCAGGCCGTGTGGTTCAGCCAACTGCGCCGCATGGTCGGGGGCTGGGGATACGACGCCGAAACCGAAGATCCGACAAAGGACGGGAAGGCAAAGATCATCAACCGCCACCTTTGCAAGGTCATCCCCTATATCGCCGGGATGGAAAGCGTGCCGCGCAAAAGGGCGGGAAGAAAAGATCCCGGTAGCAGGTTCAACGTCGGCGACCTTGCCCTATGGGTGTGGATCTACAACAGGCACCACCAGTCTGCGGACGCCGGCATTGTCAGTTTTGTTTACTTGGAGTGTGTCAAGCGAACCATACAGGATTTGCTTGCCCAGGGACGCGATGAACACGCCGCGATAGTCGCGACGGGCAACACCACGGCCTATTGCGACGTTGGAGAACTCGGAAGCAATCGCGGCCCCACTCCTGCGGAAGCCCGAGCCATCCATGAATTTTGTCGGGAGATCGACTTCGACGCGCACGGCGTACTGATGGCACCTCTCGATGAAGCACAACAGTCCGTTGTAGGCGACATGACGGAAGAACTGGCGGAACAATGTCTGTAGATAAAAAAAAGAGCGGGAACACCGCAGAGGTCATGATTGCCGTCGGCAACTTTGCAGCCGATCCCAGCCATCAGAACGGGGCCGATCTAATCGCCGCCGTGTGCGAGACTCGGGGATTGGATAAGAACAGCCGTATTCGCGTGCTGGACGCCTACATGGGCCAACCCCGCAAGAGAATCAGGTTCAGCGAAGCCAGGCGGCTCTGCGGGCTGACAGACGCCCGCTCGTGGCATACCCGATGCGAACGCGATCCCCGGTTCCGCGAAGTCACGATTTACAGGGAAACCGAAAAGTCACACTACTGCTGGGAAGACGAAGTCATGCGTCTGCTGGCAATGCTTAATCAAGGAGAGCCCATAAATGAAAATCCATAGACAGTCTGCGTTCCTAACCATGGTCGTGTTGGCCGCTGCGGCCCTTGCAGACCCGCCGCCCATCCCCGAACCGTCTACGAACGGTGGTTTTGCCTCGGCGTTGATGGAAACATTCGATCCGGACGACGCACTGCTTATTATGAGCTATCCCACAAGCCTCTGGCCCGTGGTTGCATCGGCTCGGGCGAACGCGGATCCGATTCCGTTTCCTCCACCACCCGAGATCTCGGGAATCGTCTATGTCACGAATCCCCCGCCGCGCCGCATGGTGTTCGAGATCGTTCCCCAATACCGCAGAAGCACGAACGAGCAGTGGCAATGCACGGACATGAGCTTGTTCGCCGTGCTTGAAGGGCCGGGTAGTCGCTTTTACCAGTTGGTTGTCGAAGAGGAAAAAGACGGTCTGGTTTCCATTGGTTCGCGCTGGCGGGAGTCGATGACCGATACAAACTGGAACTACGGACACATCGCGTTAATCGTCGCGGGCCTAAGCACCAATCTTGAATACAAGACTAGCTTTGGAATTGAGTGCCTTGGGGGTTTTAGGGGGGACAGGTAAACAAGGAGAATGAAAATGGGATTGGATACTACACACGGATGCCACGCGCTGGTTATCTGCCGGATTCCTCCTTTCGAGTCTCAAAGGGCGGATCAGGAAGAAAGTTCCATTTACTCGGAAAAGATGGACTGTCTTTGTGCGGAGGAATCCTTCTCTGCAACGATGAGCGCGGGGAAGATTGGGAGAAATTGCCAACAATCCTTAAATGCAAGAAATGCCAAAAGGCAGATAACGGTACGGGTGACCGGCAAGAAAGGGCTCAATGATGAAACGTAAATCGAAGGAATTGCACACGGACGAAGTACACGAAAATGGCGGAGCCTTTTCTTGTACGAGTCCAGCCGCTGGTTCTGATGAAGATCAGCTCGAAAAAACCAAGGAACTATATGCTTATCTCACGGGCGCTGGGTTGCCAGAAGGTGTTACATGCCCAACTCCGAAATTGGATTCAAACGTTGCTTTCAGCGTGATTTGGTTTTTGCAGGAAGTCACAGGGGTGCTCCCTGACCACTTCGAGAAATGTTGCGAATGCGACGACATTTTTGACACCCACTGCGCGGGTGATTATGACGAAAAAACTGGGGAGCACCGCTGTGATTCCTGCTTGGGCTATTACTGAAACAGAACGACGGGCGTGACCTGCGAGGCACATAAACTGCAAACGTGAGGACGGGCGTTTTCCTCGTAAGGTCAACGCCTTGGTTGGAGCATGGATTTTGATTTAACAGAAAACACTTGCGAGAATTGAAAGGAGAATGAAATGGCTCTTGAAGGGTGGAGTGTTAAGAAGGTTGATCGAAGGGAAGTGCGAGACTTCATTGAGAGGTGGCACTATTCTGGCTCGATTAACGGATGTATTGCTGATTTTTGCTACGCACTACTTGACAGCGAAGGCAAAATGAAAGGCGCAATGTTTTATGGCAGAATGGCGACGGCGAACCAGTGGAAAAGGTTCTCTGACAAGCCGGATAACGTGATTGAACTCCGCAGACTGTGCTGCGTGGATGAAACTCCAAGAAACGCGGAAAGCTTTTTTATTGGGAGATCGTTAAGGCTCCTGAAAAAAGATTGGGGATCGGGAGTTGTGGTTTCATACGCCGACAAAGAATACGGGCATGGTGGAACTATCTACAAGGCCAGCAACTTTGAAATGGTTGGAGAAATCAAAGGGGCGCGAGTGATTATGTTTGGAGGGAAGAGATACCACGACAAAACCATCCGCACAAAATATAAAGGAAAGCTCAAGCCTTTCGCAAAACGGATTAAAGAGGCGCTAGACACAGGAGAGGCGTTTTACAAAACCACAAAGGGTAAATTCACCTATGCGCGTAATATATAGACCCAACGCTGAGAGTGAGGGTTCCGATGGAAGTTGAACAATGCAGATGCTTTGACGGGGGATGGTGCCCTGTTCACAAGGATCAACCGATTGTGACCGTGACGCGCCTTCCATCGGATACCCTCGACTCTTTTGTTGGGCGTCATGCCGATTGCCCAGCACCAGACAGGGCGTGTCCTGGGGAACTCGACAACCGCATGTGTGCGCGGTGCAAATGGAAGACGCCCAACAAAATTATGAGCCGCGAGCGTAGCGAGTAGGCTCCATGAACTGGTTGGATTCAAATGAAGATTGCATTAACAGACCATATGGGATGGGCAATAAGGATGGCTGAACAAGATGGACTTAATCCTGTTGAGCTATGCGAGGCCGACTGGATGAAATATAACCGCGTGGGGTACCACACCGCGTGGGCCTTGTGCCGTTATTATGAGGATGCTCAAAATTATGAAAACCACTGATCAGATAAATCATTTCGCAAAGGACCTGAACCGGCTGGTTGATCGCTACGCGACGGAGTACGACTTACCTTTGGCGGCGGTGATAGGAACGCTTGAGATTAAGAAACAGGATTTAATCAATGAGCACGATGATGACTCGGAATAAATCCAACGCTACGGATCAGGGGCGGGTGCCCCAAAAGGAGACTTATGAAACAACCTAAACACGCGACGGGGCACAGTTGCAAGTTTAAGGATTTCGGCGGTGAAAAGAAGTGGGTGTGCCCCGGCTGCGGACACAAAATCTCCGATAAGGAGAAGGGGCTTGGCTCTAAATGTTGGCAGGGCTTTGAGTACGAACCTATTTGCACGGATAACGCAGAGATGAGACGCGGGAAAGGCGGTGAATGAAATGAGTGGTGCAACATGTGATACGTTAAGGCGTCTCGGCCGATGCCCGGAAAAAGAAAAGCGCGAGCCTTTACCCGTCGAATCTCCATCGGCTGGTTCTGTTTCTTCGGTTAGGCAGCAGCTTAACGCTGCAATGATCTCTGAGGCGGTGTTCATAGCCATGTGCAGCAAAGAAGGGCTTGAGACCACCGATCAAATCAACGCATGTCGTAGGGTGATTATGAACCTCTGTAATCGGATCGAAAAGAAACAGAACGTCCCGGATCAGGGGCGGATGCCCGAAAAGGAGACTTATGAAACAAACTGAAAACGTCGCGGGGCAGCCGTCCTCTGAAGATGCTTGTTCTAAACCAACCATTAACGATCTAAAAACGGCTCTATTCGAACTGGAGAGAGAAAGGCTCGTTTCCCAAATGTCAGGTCTTGAAACAGGCTTTGAGCACCCTAACACACAGGCGTTGTATAACAGGGTGCTTAAGATAGCTCAAATGGTTTAGAACGACCAGCCTAACCCGCGAGGCTAGAGACGTGGGCATCAAAAGGGGGCGTGGCACTCGTAGGGTTCAGGCTCTGGTTGTGTGGCCCTCTCAAACAAAGGTAAGCCGGAGTGAGGCACGAACTCGGGCTGGTAAAACAGAAACTGGACTTATGATTATGCATGAATTGCTTCCTACATTTGAACCAACCGATGCCGATCTTGTGGAGCAGGCTTTGGCCCAACCTCTTGATTTTAAGGTTAAGAACGCAATCGCGATTCTCCAACAATTTGAAGGCCGCGCCAAAAAGTTATCTCCTTATGGATTCCATTTGGCGGATTCATTTGGAAAGGACTCTGGTGTGTGTCGAAAACTTCTTCAGCTTGCAGGTGTTGAATTTGGTGGCTGGCATAACAACACAACGATTGACGCCCCGGAATTGTTGAGATTTGGTAAAGCAATGCATCCAGATACGCAATGGTCGCATGTTGGAAAACATATGGTGCTGGATCGTATGCCTGAAAAAGGAAATCCACCGACTCGTTGCGCTCGGTGGTGTTGCGCTGAATACAAAGAGTATGGCGGTGATGGGAAAGCGAAAGTTATTGGGGTGCGAATTGCTGAAAGCAAACGCCGCGCCGGAATCTGGAAACAGGTTAACGTCAATAAGCGCATGGGGTTGATTATTGCTCCGATTGCGTATTGGACAGACAAAGATGTTTGGGATTTTACACACGGTGAAAGCATTCCTTACTCCGAATTATATGACGAGGGGTTTTCGCGTCTCGGTTGCATTGGGTGCCCACTGTCTGGACCATCTGGGCAGAAGCGAGAATTTGAGCGATGGCCGAAATACGAAAAACTCTGGATGATGGGTTTTGATCGTATGTGGAAGCAATGGAAGGGAAGGATAGGGGTTCGATCTGGAACTGAGCGGTTTTGGTATAAGTTTGGTAGCCCTGAAGGGGTTTATGAGTGGTGGAGATCGGGGACCGCAGATGGATACAACAACCGGGCGCAGTGCGTTTTTGAGGAGATGATGGAAAATGTGTGAAGCGTTGCGCAACCCTGTGCAAGCTGGCCGGAGGCACGACGGCGAGCGGGTGGTTCCGCTTTCTGTGCTTCTTAGGCCACACAACAGAGTAATAGGTGGAAAACTTTCCGCCATATCAAATATTGAAGGGCAATAAGTGGAAGAATCAGCTACATGCAAGGCTTGTGGAAACGGCTCATTTCGAGTGACTACTGCGCGAGTTATTTGTACCAAATGCAACCGCTCAACGTGGTTCGGAAAAGTGAAACCCGGAGAAGAACACCTAGCTGCAAAGGCTGGCGATGTATTCCATCTGATTGATGACAATCATTGATGTTTGAGGACATCGAACCCTAATGCCAAGACCCCTTCCGCCATGTAGCAGTTTGCACAAGTTGAGCGGCTGCGTCCTCAAAAAAGTAGACACTCCAAAACAAACCACTGGATTTGCTGCGATTCCATACAGCTTAGGAATCCGCCGCTCTGTCCAACTGAGCTACCGGGGTATTTATTAATATATTACACTCCCGCCTAGATATATCCCTGTTTTCCTAGCGATATCCGACATTGTAATATCTTGGTGTAATTTTCGCT